GGGCTGTAGATGCCGGTATTAGCATCCCCGCTGAAAAACAAAGACGGAGTCGACGCCGACCCTGCAGCCAACCCAACATTCAAACTACCTGCTAACTTTGCAGACGTAATAGAACCATCAGCCGGTACACTCGTATTTAATGCATCACCCATTAAAACGGCAAAAAAGCTTAACCCAGATCCTGGTGCCGTTGTAAATGTAATGGTATTGGTATTAACCGTGTAATCAGTCGTCGGTTGCTGAATAACACCACCTAAAGAAACCAATAACTGCTGAGGACTTCCGGCTGTTACGTTGGTGCCACCAACGCTAGTAGTGAAACTAGTAGTCGCGCCGTTAAATCCGCTCGAAATATCATCTAACTTTCGGTATTGACCAGCCAGAGGCTGCGTTCCGATGTATGCCACAGGTTTTCATTCTTGATTCGCTTATTCTAATTCAACTTACTCACACCCCTTAAACCGTTGCTTTTACTATCAACAACTAAAAAAGAATAAAATTGCAATCGCAGAAACCATGAAGATAATTGCAATAGCGGCGCAGAACAGAGTGACTGCTTCTCTGTCAGTCAGTTGGTTTAGATCGAATCTCATGAAGATACTCCGCCACCTGGAGCCGAAGTTCGGGCGGGATGAGATGACATTGGCTGATTTGAGCGCAGCACCACTCTAGCTCTGATGCAGCGCCCATGGCGTGACCGGTGGTTAATCCTTTGTTGAAACCATAAGATGCACCTTTACGTACGATTGAACGGCAGGCTTCACCCTTACTGGTTTCTTTATTTAGGAGCTCTTTGGTCCATTCACGCACCCATTCTGGTGGTGGCATGAAGACAGGATCGATCATTTTGAAGTATTGGTTGGGTTTGAGAAAGTGCCAATACTTGACAGGTATTGGCGGAAGTGGCAATACTACGGGCGGGCTAGTACAAACAAACTATTTTGAGTGTATCGAAGCGAACTCCGGTAAATCAAGAAAGAGGGTATTGTATAAATAGATACCAAATCAAAGCAATGAATTCTGCATTCATCACCTATATCCAAGCTAATCAAAAGAAGTCCAATCGTGAACTGAATAAATATAATTTTGCGGTTCTGCAAACAATGAAAGAAGGAAAGGAGCTCAACCAGTCTGCCCTGGTGAACAGCCGCTGACGTTTGCTATTCGCAAATAGCGAATACCCCTCCCCCTGATCGGCTCCCGAACGAAAAAACCTCCCCTTTGGTTGGGGAGGCCTGAGTTCAGCGAAAGTAAAGAAAGTAAAATCTTCAGTCGCCTGACTCGTGCTCGGTAGCACTGCGAACTTTGCTTGGGAGGGGCAAATTTAATGCTATCCTCAGGGTGTCATTTTCGTAAACAAGCATCCGAACCATGTCCGCTGTGCAAATCTCACAGGGATAAGGAAACCTTGGAGCGACGATGGAAGCAATTTCGTTGTAATACTTCCTGTAATCAAATTCTTCAATCATGGTAGTTGATCGGACTACTGGGCTTGAAACAAGTCGATGTCATCCTCGGCAACATCCAGTTGAGTTGCTATACGTAAAAGCTCAGGCGCAAAGATCATGCCATGCCCGTTTTGGCACTGGTTAATCACCTCGCGCAATGCTGCGGCCAACATTTCACCGTCACTGACTGAACGGTCGCGCTGGTCAGCAAGAGTGCAATAGGCGTCAAAGATTGCTTGAACTTTTGCTTCAAGCTTTGCCTGCCCGGCACGTTGTACCCAATTTGTTTGGGTCGGTTCCTCCGGCTCTGGCTCAGCCAATGCAGTCCTTGCTCGTTCAACAAGAGCGTAAAACCTTTTAGCGTCTGGCCAGTTGCATTGATATAAGTAGCTCAGAAGCTCATTACACAATCGCTTGTAGTCGTAAGTCATGGTGGTAGTGATGTTGACTACGAGGGCAGGGATTCAAGAGCAGTTCGAATGATGGCTAAATCAGATTCCATCTTTTCGCACCACATCTCACTGTCACATCTACTCATAGCCTCAAGCGCTAACTCCTTCAAGCTCGGTGGCTTGGGGCGGCGGGCGGCGCGGAGTTCCTTGGCAAAACCATGGAAGTCTTCATGCTGCATGTATTCACAGCACGCCTCCAGCTCCTGGTCTGCTCCCCAGCGTGCGGCTTGAGTGGCGATGTGTTGTAGCTTTTCAGTCGTGATTGTCACTGTGGACATAATTCGCAACTGGCTGACATATTCAGGCAAGTTGCGCCACTGCTGCACCAGTTCAGGCGGTGGGGTGATCGGGTGATTGTTTTCAGTCATGATAATTAGTCCTTTCCACTAAGTAGGTCGGCAAAAGATTTGACGGATCACGGGCAGTTCGCCCCACCAACACTTGCCCAGCCAAGTTACTTCACCCCACTTCTGTTGTGGAACAAAGTCCTTGTTAGTCCAAGCGATGCGACCAATAAAGCCGCCCGTGTCGTCAATTCGGATAAAGAGGTCACGCATTAGTCGCTTTCACTAATAGGTGTAAATTAGAACGGAATTTCGTTCGTCGGTTGATTAAGATCAATCTTCTCCCGAGGGATCGAACCTTTACCATTGTCCAGGTGTGGTGCCACGGCTGCCATGAACGCATTTTCAAAATCCCGCATCGGATCGATTTTAGGCAACTGATTCAACATCTGAACCATTGCTTTGCTGGCGCTGACAGCAGCAGTTCTGTTGCCATCCTTCCTGGCTTCCATACGATCAACCTGAAGACCAGTGAAGACCTGGGCGAAGAGGGCGGCGCGGTTCTCAACACCGATGGATTCGATCAAGAGTTGGCGTCCTGCGCGAACGTAGCTGCGGGCTTGTTGTGGTGTCACGTCAAAGCGTTTGGAAAGTTGATCGACGACAGCATGACCAGGCCATCCTTCTGCCAGGAGGTTAGCAGCCTGTTCATTCCTGTCTAGGAGTTCTTCTTTGGTGGAGCGGTGAGTCATGGTGGTGGTGTGTGCGTTTGATAATGTTGTGCTTTGGAGCACAGCGTGGTCATTGTAGCTCAATCAAAATGTGGGTGAGCATAAATGCTTACTATGTTTTACCCACAATTTGATCTTGGTTCGTGGCTATTCTTTTGCTTCTGCGCTGGGATGATTTATCAGTTCTACCGGAATGAAGTGAACTCCTAATTAGGAGGAAATTAGGAGTTCGTTAGGAGTTACTCGTTGCTGGCGTAAATCAAGAGAGCAATGATGATGTACGTAACAGCCGCTAAGCAGAAACCGAGCAACCCAATCACATCCCAGGGGATTGTATCCATTGTTACATTTTCAGATCAGAAGTAGATCCTACTGCCTCCAGGGCAATAGTCATCATCATCGTAATCAGAACAATCGTTTATTATCGGTTTCCATTCTGCATTAACCAATAATTGGTACCGGTTCACATATTCTTCCAACTCTGAAGTAGTCTTACCTTTAAATTCTAAGTGATCGGGTAAAGCTTCCGGATAGATTACAGTCTCACATCTCGCTGGTGCAAACTCTGGTGCATCATAAAAAGACAGGGGGACGGTGCATTTGCCCATGTTTTCGATGATGGCCGTGACGACCAGATTGCCGTCTCTATCAACATCAAAATCTTCAATGAGAGCGATGTCGTAGTGGTAGCTCATGATGGTTTGGTTGGTGTGAAGGTCCAGTGTGTGCAACGAAAATCAAAATGCATTTCGCTGGCGGAGAGGTAACTCTCTGTCATCCAGCCATGGAGCGGAGAGAAATACAGAACTGTTCCGTATTCATCTGCTTGTTCTTCAGTTGGATAGTCTGCAGGTTCGTCGAGGAAGAATACGTTTTCAGGTAGAAGCATGCGTTGAAATCTAAAGAAATAGTGAAGGGATGTCGTACTGCTTAGGAGATGATTCATCCCCTTCAGCTTTACCACCGATGCTGTCGATGTATTCAGTTTCTTCTTGCAATCGTTCTAACACCGTTTCAATCATTGCTGAAATTGTACCGGCGACACTGTCACCAGAATCCTCAGCAATCTCATGGAGTGTGTTCCAATCTTCAGTTGTTAATGTGATACAGACGAGAGACTTGACGTAGGTTGAAGACATCATCAGAGGCACAGAAGTAGCATCAAGGCAACAGCGATGATCGTGTTGCGGGTGGTTTTCATGGCTTGAGAGCTGGCGCAGGACCCTTCAACTGTGCGCGGGATACGCATTGGAGAGAGGGCCCAACAGCCGTCGGGTGTTCAACAATGACAGAGACAGATTTAGGGCAATCAATCTCTACCTTCTTGTTGATTTCTTTCTGGATGAACATAGCGACCAGAGCAACAACACCAAGAGAAAGAATCGCTGGTGTGAGCTTCGCTAAATTCTCAGCCGCATCAATCGCTGCGAGGGCAAGATGTTGAGCAGCTGTTAGTTTCCGTCGTTTGGAGATCATGATGTCACCGATGTTCAGTAATGTGTGCAACCCAGTGTTCGATGTAGTCGATCACATCGTCCAGCTTTGCAATAGCTTCGCTTCTTTCAAAGCGAGCATCTTGATAAGCATGATCACCCTGGGGATAGAAATCGCGGGCGTTGCAAGTGGAGGAAAGCAATGCTTCCCTTGCACTCTTGAGTGAGTGCCAGGCGTCGGTGTATTCCCTGGAGAGGGTATCAGCACCGGTGCCGTTGAGATGGATGGTTGGCAGCGTGTACATGGTGTCAGCTGTGAAGGAGTTGGGTTTCATAATGAGCCTGCTTCCAGATCTCAGCCATGGTGACAGGAGGCTCACCGCCGCTGTTGTCGTACAGATGCTGAGGGGTTGGATCGTAGTTGAGCTCTTCTTCGAGGGCAGGAATAATTTCGTATTCAATTAGATCGCGAAGGGTAAAAGAAAGATCTTCATATCCTTCGGGCTTCTTCGATTCACGCAAGAGAACCTCTTTGAGCTCGTTAACGATTCTCTGGACGTGATCAGATTCGTGAATGCGGTTCATGGTGTGGTGTGTGGGTGGATTGGATAACTGTGATCACTGTTGCAGTGGGATCTTTGCAAACTCCTCGATGAGCTGTTGCTCTGTGTAATTTTCGTATTCAGGATTTGCAGTATCACAATGCTCCGGCTTCTTCTTGATGTAGACAGTTTCGTTATCAACGAAGTAATAACGCAAGCCTTCTGCTGCAAGCATGGTGAAACAGTTACCGAGAGTTCGATACTGTTGGTGAGCCATTTCTTTGAGCAGATAATACTGATGCTCTGAGAGTTTGATGCTGATGGCGTAATCCATGGTGTTTGTGGTGTGTGTGGGCTATGTGTTTATGCTCAGTGAGGAATAACCTCTCTGGGCCTCTGGAACGCGCTGTTGGGGCCGTACTTCTCGGCCAACTCAGGGAACGCATCCCAGATACGTTGACGGTTGCTGGGATCCGCATAACGCAGAGCAGTAGCTAAGCTGGAGACAAAGGTCCCACCAAAGCGCTCCATGCAGAGCAGTGTGACGTGAAATTCGTTGGGAGTCATGGTGATGATGCAGTGGTGTGTGCAGTGGAAGTCTACAGGGTTTTTGTCAGGCTCAATCGTTTGTTGCGCCTTCTAACATTGCGAGAGAAGATGAAACCTCGGCGTGCATGTCCTTGAGCCATGCAATGCGCTGGTCTTTCCCATCTGTTCTAAGTGCCATGTTGTGGACATAACACAGGATTGCACCTCGAAGTACATTTGGTGGAACACCTTCAATGCTGAGGATTTCGTTTGCACTGTGATCATTGAACATGATTTCTTCATCAGCGTTGCAGATGTGCATGCTGCAAGAAACGATGCTGTACGTAGTGATTGTTGATTTGTCCATGGTGATGATCAGATAGATTCAATGAAACCGAGTTGGAGATCATGGAGGGGACCGAAGTCCCCCCGTGGCTTGAGCTGATACCAGTTGAGATCCCAGCCATTGGCCAGGCGATCTTCTTTGATCAGCGTTTCGATGTCGCGAACATCATCAATCCCGCCAGAGACAGAGATCCTGATCTTGTTGGGGTTGCGGTCGCGGCGTGCGTCAGACATGGTCGGAGGTTAAGGTTTGATTAAGGTCAGATCATGCCAAGGAGGGACAGCCAGCTGTCGGGATGATCAGGTTCGACAGAGTCATCTGCTGGTGTCAGCGCCAGACTGTCGAACGACATCTCCTCGAGCTCACCCATGCAGGGGATTTCATAAAACCCTGCCAGAGTTTCCTTCTCTTCTGCGGTGTAGTTACCACCGACAGGCTCCCAGTAAATCCTGAGCAAGCCCGTGCGCTTGTCTTTGGTGATGTCCCCAGCCTTGAGCTGGCCCGGCTTCATGCTGGTGTCCCAGGTGACTGCCAGGTCAGGCTGTGCATCGTAGTCATCTTGGCTGTCGATCGGCTGGTAGCCAAAAGCAGCAGCAGCGATGTCGATTCCAGTGGTCATGGTGTGTTCCTTGCTAAGTGGAGAGAGGGAGAGAATCCCTCAGGGAGAGGCTACAGCCCCTCCGGGAGAGAATCAAGAGAGAGGCAACACGTTCGGGGTGACGACGCCCACCCGGTTGCCGTTGATGTCGTTCAGGCAGAGCCCGACACCACTGTAGGGGTCGATGTAGGCGGTGTTGGCTTCGATCCGATCGGCAGCGTGCCTCAGGATGCGACCGAGCTCTGCAGCTTGATCATCATAGGTGACACCAAAGGCATCGTTGTCGACACAGATGGTGATGTTGATGACGTGATCCATGGTTCACAATCCAGCAATGAAACGTTGGGCGTGAGCGGTATCGATCCACTGGTGACGATCAGTGCCGATACGGAAGCACACATCCCAAACAAGGAACGTGGCCGTGCGGCGGTCGACCTGCAGCAGATCGCAGAGCCAAGTGACGGTTTCAGGGAAGGACTCAGACGGAGCCCGGTGAATGGTGGTCATTAGTCTGTCCGTGCTAAGTGGAGAGAGGGAGAATCCCTCAGAGGGAGCCGAAGCCCCCTGGGAGAGAATCATAGCAGCTGGCAGATGACCAGGACCCCCAGCAGGATCAACAGGATGGTCTGTTGCTGCTGCAGCTCGCTGATCTTCTCAGCCTGCGTTGAGGTTAACTCTACAGCCGCATCGATGATGTCGGCCTTGGAGCTGCGCTCGTTGATGTTCATGGTTCTAGGTGCGGTGGCGGTTTCTATGTCCGCCGTGATCTGACTGTAGAGCATCAAGGGATGGACTCCCTGGGTTTGAAATAAATCGTCATTGTGTTAACAGATTCACACAATTCCCGATTAAATGCATGACCCATGTACCGATGCAAAAGTACACAGTCATGCACCGTGTAGTACACAGTCATGCACTTAACAGTGCAAATCCATGTACTTGCATTAATAAATTATTCCACAGGTCCTGCCGAATTACCCAAAAAACCGGACTAATCTTCAGGCCCCTGTCTCGACATCGGTTGCGGCGCAAGGGATCTCAGAGGGATGTGACAGTGTGAAAAGTGTCACAAGTACATGTATTACGTACTTAATTAGGGTGATTTTGGGCGGTTCCGAGCTTAGCATAGGTGATTTTACGTCAAAATTGTGTGACGATTTGTAAATTGGCACATTGTTACAGGTTGTTGCGCACTATCAACATGTAAATCACTATCAACTATCAACAAAAATGCCCCTTGCGGGGCAAAATCGTTAATTTCAGCCAAAATAGAGTCCGTCGTCGGGTGATTCGTCGGGCTCGTAGCCGATTTCATCGTCCTCAGGCAAGCCATCGGCTGGTTCTTGCCATTCAAGCGGGACAATCCAGCCAAAATAGGGAGAATCGTAGGTCATGATCCGTTCTAGGTGGGTTGGTGGGGCCCGTGGGCCCCGATTTTCAGCCGCAAGCTACCGTGGCAGCTCCGGCGCGACCCCCATGGGTCGGGAACGTGACCACAAATTTGCGATCAGCCCGAGCACACAGGGGTGTGCCACCTCCGCAACTGGCACACTGGGTTGGTGAGCCGTCAAAGGTGGCCGGGCACTGCCTGAACATGACCCCATCGTGCTCAAACTTGGCAGGCGAACCCTCGGGAACGACGCAAACAACGGGCAAACCGCGCTTAAAGAGCCGCGCAGCCTCAGAGCGAACCTCGGTGGAGAGGTTAACTGTAAAACCGCGACGGATCGCCGAACGGATCGCTGCCACGTTGGCAGCAGAGCGCAGGTGGTGGGTATAGGTCCATGCTGCCTGTAGGTGAGCCGTAGCGTCTGCCAGCTTGCGCAGCAGGTCACCACGGATCAGGCCAGCCTCATGCCACAGATCGCCCGCCACATTGTGGCGAAACTTAGAACCGGGCTTGAGTTTGGCCACGGCAGCAATAAAGTCCAGAGCGGCAACACCGCGCAGACCTGCCGTGATGGCGTCCCAATGAAGCCGAGTGTAGTATCCAGCCTCAGCGTAGCAACCACCGTCACCCGCAAGCGGGCAGGTCGGTGAGCAACTGGGCCGAGCCGTGGTGCTGACCGCGATGCGGCCAGTCTTGTCATTGCTGCTGTAGCGAGTCAGAGCTGAATTCATCGCTCTCTATGTGCGAGTGAACAAGCCAGGCTGATTGCCTGACCCCCTAATCATAGGCCATCGGCCGACCCTGCCAGCCCACTGGCGCCAAACTTAACAATCGTTGACATTGTTACCCTCTGTTGCTCACTATCAACACAAAACTTCATTAATCACTATCAACTATCAACAAAAAAATAGGGGCCGGAGCCCCCAAAATCAACAGCCTAGGTATGGCAGATAATCTGGATCGTCGTTCTCCCTGCAGTCGCAGGCCCAGATCCAGAGCAGACGCCCTAAATTGGCCTGATGATCGCAGAGTTCACGCCGATCCCACGCGCCGTAGTCTCGCAGGTGTTCCCGCAACAACCACGCTGGGGCTTCGATCTGCAAACGGTCGACCCAGTAAGCCACTGCCTCATCGACAGAACCCTGAGCCGAGCAGTCTGCAATGCAGTCCTCAGGAAGCCTGCTAATGGCAGAGCGCCCCTGAAACCACTTGCCCCAATAGGTCTTGAGACCATTCATCGCTTCTATGGCGAACGACCTCCTCACTGTAGCGCATCGGCAACCGCCGCCACTACCATGAAATATTTCTTCATCACGTTAATCACTATCAACACAAAAGTTAAAAAAAGGGGCCGAAGCCCCCGGTTTCATTATTCTGGCTCAGCGTAAGCTGACTTGATCCGGTCGCCGCAATGGTCACAGTACAGGTCTGGGTCCTCCCAATTTGCGTCGATCGCCACCAGCCGCCAGCCATCAGTTCCCGTAGTGGTCCCAATATTGGAGCGTTCAGACTTTGCGCAACGATGGCAGCAGGCGCCGCCGTCATGGAACACGCCGAACAGAGGGTAACCACCAGGCCAAGCGTATGGGCTGGCGCTGAGCTGATCAGCCAACCGGAGGCTGGCGCTTTGAGTTGTCATCGCATCTAGGGCGAACTACCCCCTCACTGTAGCGCACCGGCCAGCCCCACCACGGCCACTTCACACTTATTCATACTGTTAATCACTATCAACACAAAACTTAAAAAGGGGCCCGGAGGCCCCAGCTTGTCAGATGCGCTCGTGTTTCAGGTCATCCATAAACTCTTCCAAAACACTGGTCGGAACATAGCTTGACAGCGCCCGGAGAATGTACTCTTTGCGCAGAGGCCCCCAGTCCTCCCATAGTTCAGCAAACTGTGCGCGGATTTCATCTGGTGTCATGGTGTCAGTCCTTGCTAGGTGGTTGGATGGGGGCCGGAGCCCCCGTGTGATCAGTTTACAACCCACTGTGGCCGTTTGATCTTGACGCACTCGCTGATCGGAAGAATGTCCATCATTGGCGCATGTGGACGTTGCTCACACCAATCTTCGAACACAAGATCAGCAGCCTCGTAAGTCTCAAACGTCTCGAGACCAACAAAGCCAGCCTCGTCGTGAGAGTAAAAAGCAATCGCGTAATTCATAAAACCTCTCTAGGTGGTTTGATCCCGAACCTCTCGGCTCGGTCCCCTCACTCTACCACCCCACCGACCACCACCCCCACCCCCGTCACAATCCTTCACACAACCTTTCTTTTTTTCCTACAGCGTAAACTTTTGTAAACGGCGGGCCTGATGCCTGCCGCAAAATTTTCCCAAAATCGACCTTTTTAATGGGCCGGTAGGGTGTAACAAATCCTCGTATTTATACGCCCTAAAATCATTTATAACGTCAAAAGTACAAATAAGATGCCTGTCTCTCCGCAGGATTTTGCACTCTGGTCCCGCATGACCGGAAACCCGTATCCTCAGTCCCCTGCAGAGCGGATGGCACTGGCGCCAGAAGTTTATAGCTATACGCGCAATATTGGTCGTCAAGGTGGTCCCACTATGGGACCAATTAGACGAGCCGTTGATGTTGCAGGTAAGGTTGCGCTTGGTGCGGGCTTACTGGCAGGGGCGAGTTACCTGGCAACAAAAGGATATGAAAAACTTAATCTTGATAATGAGCCCGATATTGTTCCAACCGTTGTTGAAGAAATCCCAAATGTTAACTCCCAAGCAGCTAGGGCGTCTGCAGACGTAACTCCACCTACAACATCTGATTATTACAATCAAGATGTTGTACCCCATCAAACTTCTACAGTTCAAGCATTAAGGGGCACTACGGCTCAAAAGCCAACTCTTGGTTCAATTGAACAAAAACCTGCGACACAAAGTGAAGTAATAGGTTCTCAGCAGCATTTCACTCCTGGTACAGAAGAACAACAGCTTGCAAGTGCAGCTCAACCATCTCCTTCAGTTCGTGATCAAGCTGAAGAATTGATTGGGCGCGTATCTGCAAGCCAAGTCGCAAAATTCCGTCAATCGCCTTCTTATGCTGCGGCTGTGAAATCTGCAGGTACGGAAGAGTTGATCGGGGATACCACTCCTTATGTCGATCCGTCTCCGCAACCTGCCGTCATCTCTGGCCCTGTAAGGATGACCCCTCAGACTCGGGTTGCTGTTGTTACAGAAGAAAGCCCAATTGCAGAAATGGCAACAGTAGCCACTCCTGTAACTGTCACAAGCCCATCCCCTCAGCAAAGAATCGACGCTCCAGTTGGAGGCGCCTCCTCGTCTGAAATTAGAGAACTGGATCAACTCCTGGCGCGGTCCCATGCGCGTCACACTCCAGAGCAACGAATCGATTTACGGAATCAGCTTTTAGCTAAAAAATATGGTGGTGGTGAAACTATTGCTGAAGCACCCGCACAAGCAACAGCTTCTCCGATTATCACAACCAGTCAACCGCAGCCTGTTCGCGTTGCTTCTGCAGTTTCCGCTCCTGCAGCTAGAATCAGCCCAAATGAATTCTTAAGCGCCATGAGCCAGCAAGTTGGTCCTGTAGCTACTTACGATATTCCTGCTGAACGGAGTAAAGCTGTCCGTGGACTGGCCTTCTACCCTGGCGGTGAAATCGGCGTTCAAATGGGCAAACGTAAAGGTGACCCAACTGAATATGCCTACGCTACTTCCGATCCTTATCGGTTAACTTTGTTTGATTACGCAGAAGAAGGTTTTCCTGCAGGAATGGGTAACATTGGCGGCATTGTTGCGGATAAAGCCCTTGCGCATCAAATGGGATTACAAAAATCTGTTGAGCGTGGTGGAACTATTCGTGAAAAGCGTCAACCTGTTTACGCCGGTTTAATGAGTGATGCAGACATCACATCTGCAGGAATGGGTAAATCGGGAAGCAGCCGTGCAAAAGCAATGGAGCAAGCAGAGCGCCACTTTGAAACAAAACAAATTATGCAAGCACTTGAAGAAAGGGCTGCTCGTAAAAGAGCAGGTGTTGTGTAATTAATCGTTGTAGACTTTTCTTATCGGGGATTAGTCATGACTTTCTTGGAACCAATTATCGCCGCTGTCGTTGGTGCTGCAGCCGCTGCTCTTGCAATGCTCCTCCGCAATAGCGGGCAAGCTCAAGCATTCTTAAAGTACGGCGGAATTGTAAAAAGAGCTTACGACATTATCGACCCGGTCCTAGATCAAAATTTACACAACTGGAAAGGCTCACAGGTTGACATGGCTTTTGAGTTAGCCATCTCGTCCGTTGCTGATGGAGCATTAAGCTCGGAAGAAATTAAAAAGCTTGCCTTCTACATGGCGCAAGCATGGCTACCTCAGAAAGCAGCTGATAAAGTTCGGAAATTAGAAGCCATGTCTAGCCCTGCTCCTGAGCTGATTAAAGCTTCTGAAATTGCAATAAAAGTCAATAACGCTGTTGCTTGATAAAATAGTACTTATTAGTTAATCATGGCTAAAGACGGCAAGTGGATTCAGGAAGCGACCAGTGAGCATCCCGGTGCTTTTTCTAAAAAAGCTAAAGAAGCTGGGATGAGTACAAAGGAATACGCAGCCAAGGTTACTGCTAATCCAGCTGAGTACGATAAACGCACCGTCAAACAGGCAAATTTAGCTAAAACGTTAACTAAATTACGCAAAAAGAAAGGTAAGTGAGTAATTGAATGGCATTTAGCAGAGATTACACTAACCCACAAGATCGTGAATGGCGGGCAGGTAAGAGCCCATATGAAAAAACCCTGGGGCCAAACCGAGAATCAACGAGTGACCCAGCCTCATTCAGGAGTGGCTTTGTTGCAGCATTAAAAGATAGCCCTAGGTTTAACAGTTTTTACAGTGAGGGTACATTCCCGATTGACGCAGCTGACCGTTCACAAAAAAAAATTAACCAAGCGTCTAGAAGTGTTTGGGCTAATTTTAAAAATCCAGAAGATAATAAATTCGCCGATGACTTTCTAGCGAAATATTCGCAAAGTGTTATTCGTGGGATAATTGCAGAAGAGGATGCTGTTGATCCTAAAAATTTAGATTACTTGGTCTCAGAGCCTGCTCCAGCCGGTTCAAATGAAAAAAGTCAATCAACTGTCGGTAAATTCCCAAATCAAGGAGTGCAAGTAGGATGACTACTTCTGTTGCGGGTAGGTTCGCCGGAAAAGCTTTAGCTGATTTCTTAAAAACTGCTAGTTCGGCAATGACTGGAGCAGTTACCGGAGCAGTTGCTAAAAATTTAAGCAATTTAGAGAACCCAAGTGGCCTTCTAGGAGTAGCCGCTAAATACCCAGAGACAACGGCAAAATTAATTGGGTCTGTATCAGGACCACTGACGATTGGGGGCGCAGCTGCTGGGGTTGGTGCGCTCGTTAATTATTTACAGCAAAGTAAACATTCGTTACCAGTACAATCTAACGCTGGTATGATGCGCCCTCCTGCTTTTGCAACACAACAATATATCCCTGGTATATCACCTTTGACAAATGAGCAAATGGGAGAATCGTTGCTTGATCAACAACGATATCAACATCAACTTGAGTTGATTCAAGCTCGTCATCAAGCTTCTGCAGGAGCCGGAACACTTCATGCTAGTGGTAACATGAGTGATATTATTGGATTAGCTCAAAAAATTTACGGGTAATTAATATGAGCTTTTACGATAATTTACCAGGATATAAAAATCCCTTAGGAGATAAAACACCGACCTGGGGCTCTAGTTCTGATTGGAATGGCTCTGAAAGAAGAATAGACTGGAAAGGCGGTTTTAATGTGGACAAAAGTGGTTTATGGGATAAATCATTTGGGCGATACAACAATCCAGCTGAAAGCTATTTAAACCTTACAAAAAGTAAATTATTTGATAAGGCGTTCCAAAATCGAAACAATCGCGATTACGAAAGTCAATTTGGCGGTTCGAGTCAAGGCGGAGGAGGTGGTGTAGCTGCGCACAGTGGCGAAGTTCTTCCTGGTTTTGGAGTGTATGAATCCGGAAAACTGTCTCCGGTTGTCATACATGCGCCACGAAAAAAGGGCATATTTGGGGACATTGGAGGCCTGGCAGGTGGACTGGGGACGGCATTTGGAATTTTTGGTCCACTTGGAATGCCGATTGGCGCAGCAATTGGCGGGATTGCAGATCAATTTTAATTAATAAAATTACTTCCTTTAAAATAAAAATCAAGAGAATTAAAAATTATGGTTTTACCAGCCCTTTCCGCACTTGTACCAATTGGGGGTGCTGTTCTTGGTGGATATGAAGGATATCGTCGTAGTGGTGGCGATTTAGGTGCTGCTGCTTTAGCTGCTGGTTTAGGAGCTGCATTACCTGGTGGACTTCGCATGGCAGGTACCGCCCTTGGAGCTACACCTATGGGTGCCGCTGCCCTTGGAAGGGGTAGTCAGCTTCTTGCTAAAGGAGCTCAATTTGCTAAGATTCCTGGTCCCGTTGCTCCTTTAACGGCAGCCGGTTTAGGTGCTACTGCTGCTGGTGTTGGTACCCTATTTGCTCCTCAATTGGCAGGGAGTATTGCAGCTGCGGCAGCACCTCCCGCTCAAAAAGTTGCAGGTGGCGCAACTGGATTGGCTGTTCCCTCAATGCAGCCTTCCGGCCAATTCAACGCGGGTGTGGCTGTTCCTAGTGGGCTTCCTGTTGGTGCATCTCCTGCTGGCACTCTCGATGTTGCTGATCCCTCTGGACGATTTGCTGCTGCACGCACCGCCGGTCTGTTAGAGGGAGATATTCAACTTGCCAATATGAAAAAATTGATGCCTTATCTTTTTGAGGCGTCTGAAGCTCGCTCTAAGACTGAAATGCAGCGTCAATTAGCTGCTGCAGGTGTTCGTCAAAACATTCTTACTGCTGCAAATATGCTGGAGCGCAGTCAACAAGCTGCTCAACAAATGGGAATCAATGCAGCATCCCAAGCAGGTGCTGCTCTAACCTCTCAATATCAATATCAATAATATGGCATTTGGTAGCTTTCCGGATTACACTGGTGTTTTTACCGGAACGGATACGTCTACCGGTAAACGAAACATTGACTTATTTAAAGCCGCCTTTAAAACGGGAGCCCCAGATTTTAATGGTTATTTAACGCAACCTTCTGTGCAGGCGTCAACGTATGATAGCAATAATCCAATTGGAAATATCTTAAACACCGCACGGGCAATTCAAGCTTTTGAAGAAGCCCGGTATCCATTTGAAATAAACAAATACCAGCAAATGAGTGATATTGCTGCACAGCAGCAATTGAAGCAGGCTTATCAGCTTTACCCTCTGTTAAGCCAAGCAGGCCGGGAAACGATGGAACGTAATTTGGCAGCGAGTAAAGCATATAGGGCATTTGCGGAAGGTCTGCCATCAAACGTTCAAAACATCATGGCCTCTAAACAAGCACAGGCAACTTCAGCTGCTGCTGGAGAAGCAGACCGTGCTCGTGCAGTTGCAGCCCAACAAGATGCAGCCAACCGCTATGGTGGACGTTTTGCCGGGCAGTTCATTCAGGTCGGCTGAGTTAAGCTTAATTAAGAAAGATTGTTGACCCATGGGATCACCACCACCACCTACTATTGTTTATTCGCCGCCGCCGCCGCCTCCAGCGCCGCCAACCCCTGTACCGACTCAGTCGTTGCAATCGCAAGCTGCGTTAAACGAGACTAGTTCTGCTCAACAAAGGCTCAACATGGAGCTTGGGGCACAGCTTGATCGTACTAACGCTGAGTTTTTTGCGGGTCAAGATGTACGAAGATATCAAGCGCAGGGTGCTGAACAGAGATTAACTGCAGCTGCAGTTGGTACGCAAGAGCGTGCAGTTGCAGCAGCTAAAGGAGATCAAGAACGGAAAACTGCAGAAGTAACTGGATATCAACAGCGCTTAGGTATTGCTACAACTGGTACACAAGAACGACTTACTGCAGCAGCTAGAGGGGAGCAAGAGCGCCTAGGAATTGCGGCAACTGGAGCACAAGCTCGGGCGACTCAAGCTCAGTTACTTTCTGGGCAAGAACGACAGATTGGATTAACTGGTGAACAAGCCAGAGCAACGCAGGCTCAGTTACTTTCTGGCCAAGAACGTCAAATTGGCCTGACTGGTACACAAGAACGGCTCACGGCAGCAACTAGAGGGGAGCAAGAGCGCCTAGGGATTGCCGCCACTGGAACACAAGCCAGAGCAACACAGGCTCAGTTGCTTTCTGGGCAAGAACGACAGATTGGATTAACTGGTGAACAAGCCAGAGCAACGCAAGCTCAGTTACTTTCCGGACAAGAACGCCAAATCGGATTAACCGGTGAACAAGAGCGGCTCACGCAAACACAACGATTCGCGGGTGAAACAGGGTTAATCCAAACTCGAGGGGCTGAAGAGCGTTTAGGAATCGCAACTACTGGTGAACAAGCCAGAGCAACACAGGCTCAGTTACTTTCCGGACAGGAACGACAGATTGGATTAACTGGTGAGCAAGCCAGAGCAACGCAGGCTCAGTTACTTGCTGGCCAAGAGCGTCAAATTGGATTAACCGGTGAACAACAACGTTTAGGAATCGTAACTACTGGTGAGCAAGCCAGAGCAACGCAAGCTCAGCTCCTTGCTGGTCAAGAGCGTCAAATTGGATTAACTGGGGAACAAGAGCGGCTCACGCAAGCACAGAGATTCGCGGGTGAAACAGGGTTAATCCAAACTCGAGGGGCTGAAGAGCGTTTAACAACTGAGACAGCAGGTTATCAACAGAGGTTAGGAATTGCTGCAACTGGTGAACAAGAGAGGCTCACACAAGCACAGCGGTTTGCGGGTGAAACAGGGTTAATCCAAACTCGAGGGTCTGAAGAGCGTTTAGGAATTTTGGCAACCGGCGAACAAGCCAGAGCAACGCAAGCTCAGCTTCTTGCTGGACAAGAACGCCAAATCGGGTTAACAGGTGAACAACAACGTTTAGGAATTGCAACTACTGGTGAACAAGAGAGGCTTACACAAGCACAACGGTTCGCGGGTGAAACAGGGTTAATCCAAACTCGAGGGTCTGAAGAGCGTTTAGGAATCGCAACTACTGGTGAGCAAGCCAGGGCAACGCAGGCTCAGTTACTTGCTGGACAAGAACGCCAAATCGGGTTAACAGGTGAACAACAACGTTTAGGAATTGCAACTACTGGTGAACAAGAACGACTAGGCATTGCAGCTACTGGTGAGCAAACCAGAGCAACACAGGCTCAGCTTCTTGCTGGTCAAGAACGCCAAATTGGGCTGACTGGTCAAGAGCAGAGAGCGACTCTTGCTAAATCCGGTGAAGAGACTCGTCTTACGGACTTGCAACAAGAGATGTTTAGGCGCTATAAAGAGAATCGAGATTTCGAACAAGCTCAACGGCAGTATCGAGTATGACGGAATGGATTCAGGTTTTAACCGATAAAGACCGCGAATCCTTTCTTGCCTTCTGTAAACGCACCAGCTCTCCAATACAAATGTACCTGTATGCCCGGTTTCTCGGGTTTACAGGTAGCATTGTACAGTGCGATGAATGGTCCAAGAAAGAGTTTAAAAAGCGTAATTTTAATGCTTTACTGGAGGATGAAATTGATTCCATGCAGCAGGATATTGCTAAATTGCGAGATGCAATTGATATGGGCATGGTGAAACAAGATATGGGAACGTCTAGAATCGCCATGCTTCAAAAAGAACTGCGTGGCTCAATTAAACAGCTTAATGACGAAAAAGTTTTATTAGATAAGCAGGGTTTAATTCTTGCTGGTGCTGACCGAGCTTTACGTGAAATGATTTCTATCTTCCGTGATGATCCCATTGAGGGCCCGCTCCAGGAAGCCTCCATGGGAGTTTGGACCAAAATCCTATCAGAAGAATCGTAAGGCTAATTGCGCTAAGCTACGGGCATGGTAGCAACTAGCATCTATTCTGTATATCGGCGGACGGCGCGTGCTGCGGCGCAAAAGCGTGTCGTAAAACAGACAAGTACAGTAGATATTGAAAGGGCCAGAACAGATTTTGGTTACTTCTGTGAAGTTGTTGGCGATAAACCCCCAGCAGCTCATCACAAAGAGTGGCATAAATATCTCTGTACTGACGAAAACAGCGAATGTTTAATTGGCATCGCTGGGCCCAATGTAGATATTTTGGCGCCGAGGGGTAGTGCCAAATCAACGGTTTTAGGTTTATTCACTGCCTGGGCAATTGGGATACATGCTTTACACAAAAAACCACTTAAAATTCTGTACATCTCTTACACTGTTGACGTTGCTCGTCCAAAGAGTGCAGCCATTAAGCGAATCATTGAAGAAAGTAAAATTTACGGAGAAGTATTCCCAACCGTAAAAATTGCAAAGGGGATCAACTCCAACGAATACTGGAGCATTGATTGGAAGTTTGCAGGAATTAAATCTACCGGTGAGGAAGAATTTACTGTATGTTGCGCAGGCTTGAAAGGCGCTGTGACCTCAAAGCGTTCACATCTTTGCATTATTGATGACGCGATTAAATCTGCTGATGACATCAAGAACAGAGACATTCGCGCCGCGATGGAAGATAACTGGAATTCAGTTATTGTCCCTACGATGTTTGAAGGTGGCCGAGCAATTTGCCTTGGTACTAGATTTAGACATGATGATATCCATAACACCACTTTCATTCCGTCAAATGATTGGATTCAAATTGTTCAGTCAGCCATCACAATTGACGAGCAGGGAGAAGAACTATCCTATTGGCCTGCACTTTGGTCTTTAGATTATTTGAGGGATCGCCGTAGGCAAGCGCCGATCGCATTTAGTTTTCAGTATCAGAATCAAATTGTACAAACCAGCGAGCTATCACTATCTCCCGATTTAATCGTTAAAGGTACGATTGCTACTCAATTTGATTCTTTGGGTGTTGGCGTTGACTTGTCGGCAGGTATTCGAGAGCAGAATGACTATACCGTGTTTACGATGGGTGGTCGTGTTGGCGACAGAATTCACATCATCGATTGCAAACGAATTCGAATGATGGGTAACTTGGAAAAACTTGAAGCATTAATGGAGATGATGGAGGAATGGGGTGTTGTCCATAAAGACAACAATCGTTACTTCCCCACTGGTAGTAATATTGACATCTGGTCCGAAGCGGTTGCGTATCAGGCCTCGCTTGAGGCAGACTTCAAACGAATCTGCCTTGGGGAGCACGGACTTTACAACATGAATTGGCATGCAATCAAGGGATTCCGTGGTGACAAGGTGGCTAGATTCCGTGGCATCATGGGCTTATTTGAGCAACGGAAGATCATCTTCAATAAATACAGGCGTTTTGGTTACCTGCAAGATGAAATCGTGAATTTTGGTGTGAGCTCTCACGATGACTGCGTTGACTCTTTGGTTTGGCTTTGCAACGGTTTAATGACCAGAGGAAAGCTTCAACTGGAGTTCTAAGTCAGATTACGTGGTATAAAGTATTTTGGACCTAGACTTATAAAATCACCCAATGTCCACCAGCTACTACAACGTTGAGCTTGAACAGGATGTTTACGGTTCTGCCGTCATCCCCCTTCCTGATGAGCTTTGTCACGATATGGCGCTTCAACCTAATGAGCGATTTGAACTCGAGGTTGAGGATGACGTGATTACACTAAAACGCATTGCTGTTGGCTACGATATTGACGAGTAATTCCTAACAACCCATGAGCGACGGAAATAAAACTGCCCTTGACGACATTCTTAAGGCAGTCATAACTCGCGATGGTAGCGGTCCCGCAGACACGATGCTAGTCAACGCGCATCTTGGGCAGATGCGTATGTTTGGCATACGACAAGGCGTTGAATTTTACCCAGAACAGGACAACCTCGGGACTCAACGGTTTGATTTTGTTCAGCAAGTAATCAAATTTAATAAATTAGATGCTCGGCTGGATTCGATTTGGGATCGTTTCCTGTGTTACGGGAAGGGCCTGTTTTATATTCGTCCAACCAAGAAAACATATCGCCTGTACTGGTTCGATAAAGATTCGTATCGCACTTATTATTCGCCGGATGGGGAACTGGAAGAAGTTATCATCATCTACCCATACAAAGTTCGCTCCACTCGTGGTTTCCAGGGTGTTGGTTTAAATACGGATAAGCGCTACATGCGGCTTCGTATTACCGCTACCGAGATTGAGGAGTTTCACAGCGAGCAAGAAATTACATTTGATATGCCAACCATGGAGTTTGGCGTATTTGACAAGAAAACTGTTGTCAACACAATGGAATTTATCCCTTGTGTTGAGGTATTTAACAACCCAGATGCTTTTGGCACCGATGGTGCCGGTGAGTTCGATTGGATGTCAAACCAAATCATCGCACACGATGAGATGGTTAAGAATATTCGCGCAAACCTGTCTTTCTTTGGTAATCCCACTCTTCTTTCGTCAAGGCCCAAGCAAGACATCGTTGAAAGTGGGGATACAGATGTTGCCCAACGACCCAGCATTTCCAGTCAATCTGGATTCCAATCTGAATTTTTCTTATCCAGTTCAACATACAAGCAAGATAACGTAAATCGCCAACCTCCTGGTTACATCGGTAAACCTGGAAGCGGCATGAGGGTTCCTCGAGTTATTGCCAACCTGGAGCCAACTGATCGTGTCGGTTTTATCACGCCGAACGCTGTTAGCACTGATCAGGCACGTTATGCAGAGCAGCTGCGGAGCGAGATTCGGTTGGCATTAGGTGGTATTGATGACTTGAGTATTACAAACGTTACCGCTACCGAAGTTAAATCGGCTTACGGTCGTGTCAGCGCCACTGCAAAGAAAAAGTGCTTACAACTTTATACGTACGGGATTTGCAAATGCTTCGAATTAATGATTTTTCAGGAAGAACAAATCTTCCGAAAATCATTGGCTTATGCCTCTGGAATTAAATATCCCGCTCCCCCAGAAAATCCGGATGATGAGGCCGCTGTTTTAAAATATGAAAAACAAAAATCAACTTACGAAAAGAAACTTCAAAAAGCTATTGATACAGCGTTAGAAACAAAAGAAATCCCAGATGGAGTTCTTGGTTTAGCTCCAGATGGTGATCGAACGGTAGCTTGGCGCTGGATGGGACCTGTTTACGAAGATACTCCGTCCGATAAATTAAACCAGTCTATCTTTACCAGGAACTTACAAGAGTTAGGGGTTGATAGCATTGAAGCACTGAAGTATTTGTTCCCTTCAAAAACGGATGACGAAATCGCGGGCATGCTCTCGGGGTTCCCATTCCGGATGGTGGGGGAAGTACAGAGGGCCTACTCCGCATTTATTGACCTTGTCAATTTAGAAATGCGGACACCACATCCGCAGCAACCGAATTTACCGATGGCTGCGGATCCAAGACTTGATCTTACCCCCTTCCTTTACCGAACTCTCGAAAGCCTACAAAAAGAGGTAACCTATGCAGGCCGATACCGCAATGCCGACCCAATCGGCACCCCAAGTATCCCCGACCCAGCCGACCAGCTACGCGGCTCCAATGACGCAAACGGCGGCCCAAGCTCCGGCGGTGGCGACCAACTCTCAATGGGTGGCGCCTTACCAGCAGATGGTGGCCCCCGCCCCGCAAACCCAGGCCCAGATGGGGGTCCCCAGCTACCCATCAGCCCCTACAGCGTTTTACCCCCAAGCACCCCAGGCAGTCCCACAAGCGGCACCTCAGGCGGAGAATCCTTACAAGGAGGCGTTCAATCGGGTGGTGGGGCTCCTGAGTTCGCCCGTCCAATTCCCCTTCCAGGGTCAACAGTCGGCAGTGACTCAACCGGTAAACCCGGCCAGTTACGCTTCCCAACAGGCTCCCCAGTACAACAACGCGGGGATGCCGACCTCTATGCCTGGGACCAGCAACAACCAGGCCTACTCCAACGGTTATTCCCAACCTTCACAGGAAATCAGCCAGGAACAGCTTCTGGCAAACGGAGTAAGCCCGCAAAGTCTTGAGGTTATTAATTATTTTGGCGCGGACGTTCCCGCCATCCTCAACACTTATTCCTGCCAGCTTGAAGATGCGCTGATTCAAACCAATCAGCAACTTATCGAATCCGTAAACCTCCTTCAGGAACTTTCGAATGAGCATCGTGCTTATGAGACCATCCTGACTGATCCAGATGTCCTCGCTGACTACACCTGTGAGTTCTTTGGTGAGAACGGTCCTTATCCGATCCCTGATTCGGAGATTGGTTATGCGCCTGCGCAGCAAGGTCAAGCGGTTGGTCAACAGTACCAGCGTCCGGTCGCTCCTCAGCGTCCTGAAATGCCTGTTCCTCCTCAACCTCAAGCGCAAGGTAATCCCATGGATTTCTGGAATAGCTTCGGCTCTCTGGCTGATCGGGATCCTTCAAATGCTTGGCGTTATCTGAATGCTGCTCAGTCCAATCCAGAAGTCTTCCGTCAAAAGCTTCTGGTGATGGAGTGATTATCAGTATTCCGAATAAACGTCATTTATCGGAAAAATAAGTAAATGTAAAATAAGGGGGTAGTAACGGCTGCCCCCCTTTTATTTGTAATATTTATGGACCCTAAAAAGGAGAGCGCTGGTAAAAGAGCTGAAAAATTTCTGGAGAGAATCGGCACTGCTGGTGGCGCAATTGGTTCTCCATTCCTTTTTAGTTTTGGTGCCGGTAATTTAATGGATCAATTGCAAGCTGGTTTGGTTGATGAGTACGCACCCATCAGGACTCGTGACGCCGCACCTAAAGTCGGAAGTCCAAACGCTGTTGAACCACGGATGCCCAGTGATCTGGATGCGGCTTATTTAAAATTAAATCTTCCTGGGTCCCCATTGCCTAGAAACGGGCTTATGGCGGCGCAATTTATTGATTCGGCTGAATATACACAAGACGCGATCATTGCTAATGAACAGCGGATCTTTTCTAAATTTATGCCCATGACCGGACAGCTGCCGATGGGCATTCAACCTCCGATGCCTCAGAAAAAAGGTCGCCGCTAATGGACAAATCTAAAGCTAAAAAGGCTGTTAAAAAATCGGAGTCCAGGAAACAAATGGCAGAAGCTGCCAACATGATGGCAATTATGCAAGCAACTGAAGCCGGGGCTGGCATCGATCCTGAAATTCAATCCTCACAGATTGATATGCAGACTCCGACCGTCAATCCGTATCACGCAATGGGTTCGATGGCTCCAATGATGTATGCTCCAGGTAACATGCTGCCTGGCTACAACTTCCCCGTAATGGTAAATCCGGAAACCTGATTCCAATAGTTATTAATCCGGATTGATAAATTGTTGCTATAATTTTTGTAATGGGACGGAAGTTCCAGGCCAGTAATGGCGCGAACCTTGAAAATTGAATAAATTTTCCAGATTTTTGGTCCATTACTACCATGGGTCTTCTAGATCCTGGTATCAGCTAAAAACTACGCTGTAATACCAACATGTTTATCGATAGCTAACTCAGATCCTGATAGGTTTTTCCTTTTAAGATTTGATAAACGGCTAAGTGATTACAATTGAAGTGATCCGCAATTTTTCGATAAGAAAAACCTTCGGCCCTCATCTGCTTCATTTGATTCACATCACTTTCTGAAAATTTTCTTAAAGTTTTTTTAGCCTTCCCTTTACTGGCATAACCATTTTTAGAGTAACATCCAGCTTTTAACGCCCTGTTGTAGTTTTCTCTTTTTGTAACGACCTCAAGATTTTCAAGAAAATTGTTTCTTTTGTTGCCATCTTTGTGATCAACCTGAAGAGAATTGCTTCGAACTCCGTGACGAGTTAGATCTAAATTTAAAAAAGTTATTGCCATAAGAACATGTATGTGATAGCGTTTCCTTTCCCCCTCTTGGGAAATAGAAATTCTGTTGTACGTGCTCGTAGAACTAATGCTCAATTCAACAAAACCATTATCGGTTTTTTGATACGGCGTTCCGGTTTCATCTAAGTAAAGGTTTTCGAATCCAGGGACTAGTCTTGGTTCCATGTTGTATAAAAACAACTTGATTCCAAATTAGCATGCCTTAGCTGAGTAGTCAATGTTGTCGCCTAATCAGGTAACTGATTAGTGAACACCGGGTGAATTCAGGGAAGCCCTAACGTAAAGACGAGGGTAATCCTGAGCCAAGCCAACTAAGTCCGTAGTTGGAAGGTGCAGAGACTAGGCGGTGGATGACGCTTCATCCGTAATACGTCGTTAGCGCCCGGCACCCTACCAAGGGTGAAGAGATAGTCCACCCCTTCAAGAAATTGAAGATCAGGAGAACGACTTTCCCAAGCTGTTGGGTGCGGAGCTGTACCGCCCCCATCCGGCTTACATTGTGGAAATGGCAGCTGAGCCTGTTGTTGTCCACGATTTCACTAAACAGCCTGGTCAAACTGTTCAGTTAGACCGGTATCGTTTCTGGGGCAACCCTGGGACCAAGACTCAGCGTGAGCGCACCCAAGACCAAACGATCGGTACGGCCAACAGCCGCTCCATCGTTAAGGACAAGGTGCTTGTGTCTCTGCGTGAGTACACCGGCCCTGCTGACCCGAATAACTCCAACCTCCCGAGCACCTTCAAGATCGCTCGTGAGACTCTGATGACCGCACAGCGCCTGCTGCTGGACACCGGGAACCTTAACATGTTCCACCAGTCCATCGGTTCGCTGACCCTGCTCGATGACTATCGTCGTTGGCGCGATCGCGTCTTCCTTGACGAGTTCTCGAAATCTGAAGCTCGTGGCGCTGCATCTGATACCCAAGGTGGTTATTACTACCCCAACGGTAAAGTCAAGACTGGCGCGACTACTCTGACTGCCTATAGTGCAACTGAGTACGCTTCGGAGCGTTACAAGTTCAACGTTAAGACCGACCTGCTGGAAGTTGTCAAGCAACTTCGTAAGCGGAACACCCCTGTGTTTGCTGACGGTTACTACCGTTGTATCGCTGATCCCTCCTTCATGAAGGATCTGCGTGCTGACCAAGGCTTCCGTGAAGTGGCTCGTTACCCTGGCATGGGTCAGCCTAACCCCCTGATGGGTGCTATGGCGCCTAACTCCGCCATCTATGGCGGTGGCCAGTTCGGTCAAGCTCAGTTCGTTGCTGGCGAACCCGTCATGCCTTCCGGCTTTGTGTTTGAAGGTGTCCGGTTCTTCGAATCGACCAACTTTGCTGACAAGTCAATCACTGTTGACATTGGCGACGGTAGTGGTGCTATTTCTCACACCACTCCTCCCGCTCTGTTCTTTGGCCCTCAAGCCGTCGGCGTGGGTATCGGTGGTCCGAACGCTCAGGTTCTGATCAACAATAACGACGACTTCAGCCGCTTCATCATCCTGATTTGGCAGCTGTACGCCGGTTTCGCGAACCTGAACAAGGACTTCGTGACTGCCGCCTTCACCATCGTTTGAGGATAGGAGGTAACTAACAATGGCTGCTTACAAAGAAGAAGCCGGTGCTATTCTCCAGCCCGGTAATCAAATCAATCGCCTTTCCTCTTACAACACCGAAGGTGTTTATGGCTGGCCTGGCGTCGAAGCTTTTGAACTGATCGGTTATGCCAAGGTTGATAACCTGGCTGCTGATAAGGCTTCCTACAAGAGCTTTGATATCATCGTCCCTTCGCCTGATCGTCGCCCTGACGACCGCGTTCGTGACAACCGCACCGCCCTCGTGGTGCAAGCTAGCTCTGCTCGTCCCGCCTATATCTACGGCGCTTCGATTGCTATCGCTCAGGACATCCCCGCTGGTGGTCTGGCTGGCTTCCCTGCCTCGCCCGTGACCGCTGATATCGGTGGTACCTCAACTGAAGGTCTGCTGCTTGGTCCTAACAACGCTGGTGCTCCTTTTGGCGTGCCTGCTACCCAAGCCAACGGCCTGGCTGCTGCTAGCTCCATCATCAGTGCTACCAGCTCCCTGTTTGCTCAGGGCCTGACTGATACCACTGTGGCTGACCTGCCCTTTACTACCAGTGTTACCACTGCCGGTATTGTGGCTGCTGACTTTGCTAACTCGATGTTCTATCGCGTTACCGCTGACACCACCTTTAAAGTGTTCAACGTTAACGCTGTGACTTCGACCACCGTTGACGGTGATGGCGTGTTCATCAGCCAGACTGACAAAGATGCTGGTAAGGCTGGTTACATCTTGTGCCGTGTCAACTACCTGCGCCCTGCTCTGGGCGTGTCTTGGAACGACATTCAAGGTTTCATTGACTTTGCTTCGCAAGTCGGCGGTACCGACAGCTGATCTTTCAGCTACTAAAATTAGCGGGTTCTTCGGAGCCCGCTTTTTTTGTGCCTATTGAAAATAAAAGTTAACCTTGTTAAGCTAGGCAGAGACTAAAACTGCATTTATGCTGTACCAATACAAATTGACAGGTGGCCTTGTGGAAGTCATCTCCAAACATGGAGACGGCATTCTCATGTGCATCGATTCTCAAGATGAAGTTCTGTATGTCGAAGAAGAATTGCTTTCGCCACACCTGGAAGCAACTAACGAAAAAATTCGAACAGAAGAGAGGTTGACTGCTGTTTTGGAGTCGGAAGGAGTTAAACCGGCAAAGCCAACGACTAAGGAAACGTTCCCACTGGATACGCGAATCAACATTAATACCGCAAGTGCTCGTCAAATTGCGGACTCGTTACCCGGTGTTGGCCTAAAAACAGCACGTGACATTAAAGATTTGCAGACTTCAATGCCAGGTGAAAAATTTTTACGTCTTGACCAATTAAAGTCAATTAAGAGAGTTGACTGGGATGAAATTTTTAAAGAAAATTTAGTTCGGGTTGAGTGATAATTAGCGCGTGCTAGTGTGTTAATGGGTATATCTAAAGGATGTGCCCATTACGCATTTCTTTCGTGTAATGCAACTCGACACTTTTCTCAAATCTAAAGTTCGCTGGCACCTGGGATATAACCTGACATCGGTCCCTGCTGGCGATCAAGCACGACTTGAGGAAGCTGTCAACAATATCCAAGATTCGTTCTGGTATAGCAAGATTGTCGAACAGATCAGTCGGTGCGATGAAGCTGAAAAACGCACTGACATGACTGGCAGCGTGAACAATAATACCGTCCCCCGTAATCGTATTGAGAGTATCGCAGGTGATGTTGATCGAACGATTGCAACCTCTGATTTTAGAGACACGCTGAAAACCTGGACGGCAATCTATTTATACGAGACGGATCGACTCGCTCTCCATCTCTATGTTCCGAATTACCGAAACCCCGAGCAAGCTCGATACCGATTCAACCGGGAAGGTGCTGAATTTATTCAAGCGCTTCCTGGTCCTGCCGACACTGCTGTGGGGACTAGGATCATGTTTGCTACCAACTTCCGTTGAAGCCATGAGTCAGTTAAGCCCCCAACAAATTGCTTCATTGCTTCAGCAACAAGGTGTTGCTAAAGAAAAAATTCCTACGATGACTGCCATTGCTTTGGCAGAATCTAGCGGACGCCCCCAGGCTTTTAATCCACAAGGTTTAGACAAATCTTATGGATTATTTCAGGTAAACATGTACGGGGGCTTAGGTCCTGCCCGCATGAAACAGTTTGGATTAAAAAATGAAAAAGAGTTATTTGATCCAACAACAAATGTTAAAGCAGCAAAACAGATTTTAGGTAGCCAAGGATTAGGTGCTTGGTCTGTTTATAAAAGTGGTAAATATAAAGAGTTTTTGCCGCAGGCTCAACAAGCTGCTCAAGGGTTGGGTCAGCCGTCTCCCGAACAGAAACCACAACAAATCTCTGCCGCACCACAAGGAAACACGTACATTATTTACGGTGACGGGGAAACCGAAGATTCAGCATTAAATTTTTTACGTGGTTACAAAGATAAAGTTCAACCACAGTTCCAAGGAATTGATCCCGTGGCGCTGTTAACGAAAGCTTTTTCTCAAACACCGAATTATTTAGGTGATCAAGCATAAATGGCAGCCACAACAACAACTAGCGTCGGTCAAGTAATCTCTCCGTCGGAAGATATTTATCCGACTACTGGAGCACACCTTGATGTACGAGTCTTAAAAGACGGAAAATACATCGATCCTGGTACGATCCGTTCTTTGCTAACTCGCTTAAAAGTTGGTAAAGAACAAAAACCACTGTGGCAACAAGTTGGACAAGAGTGGAAACCCAGCTACACTATTACATCTGGGTATGGAAAACGGGATGCTCCTACAAAGGGCGCGTCCACATTTCATCTTGGGCAGGATTATGGGATAGGAGCTGGAACACCGCTTTCATGGGAAGGACCGGGGGAGTACATTCCAGGTCGTGGTTATAGCACGATTAAAACAGTCGATGCTCAAGGTCAACCTTACGAAGTTCGGTTACTTCATACAAAACCAGGAAAAGCGGCAAATATTTTAGGCGCAGCGCCATCACCTCCACAACTTCCACCTACACAACAAGCAGGAGGAAATACGTATATTTATGTTGGTGGTCGCTCCAAGAAAGAAGATTCTCCAGAAGATTTTCTTTCTTCTTACATCAAGGATTCGCTTTTTCAAGGTACACCAGAGATTAAATCTACATTTAATCCAACTGCTATGTTGCAATCTGTGTTTGCACAAACCCCTAATTATATGTCCTAATGAGGTTTGCTGCTGTCCCTGGTTATTATCCTTCCTTTCCCGTTACATATGGAAATCTGTATGGCGACGGAAGCATGACAACTGCAGGTTTTTCGGATCCGTTTAATATGCAACGGGCCGAGAAACATCAAACTTGTCCGCACGTAGTGGCTTACAATGGTATTGAAGAGCCTCGTTTTCAGCTCAACAATCCAGCGTATTACCGCGAAGTTATTCGCTCCCACGCGGACCCTGTCCCACCTGTGGAGTTGAGCCGCAATCCCGTACAGAGCGATTTTTATGGCGTATACAAAACCTGAGCTGCGTGAGCGATTAAAAAATCGAATAAAAGCTGGCTCTAAAGGTGGAAAACCAGGCGAATGGTCAGCGAGAAAGGCCCAGCTTCTTGCGCGTGCTTATAAAGAAAAAGGCGGAGGATACAAAGGTGGTAAAACTGAGGGACAAAAATCTCTTAAGCGTTGGGGTGAACAAAAATGGATGACCAAAGAAGAATACGAAGGTAAAAACAAATGAATCCGAAGCTTAACATTCTTTTAAATAAAACTGTATCCGAGGTTGGTGGGGCGTGCCCCCGTGCAACGACAGATATAGAAGAAAACATTAAAAATCGTAATTGGACAATTAAAAATTTTGCTTACGGGCCATTAAATCCAGATGTACCTGATCCAGGGTTTTGGCAGAAAAAAGCTGAGATGTGGAACAGTGATGTGGATACTGTAATGACAGCTCGTTGCTGTAACTGTGCAGCATTTGATCAATCTTCTAAGCTTATTGATTGCATTATTGAAGGAATCAACGAAAAGGAAGCTGCAGATCCTTGGGAAGTCCAATGCCGTGCAAATTTAGGCTATTGCCAGCTGTTTAAGTTTAAATGTGCAGGTGAGCGTACTTGTGACGCCTGGTTGCACGGTGGAGCAATTCAAGACTAATGGCAGCAGATAAAGCCATTGAACCGGGAAAAAAGAGTACCGAAAGGTACTTACCAGAATCTGCCTGGGCTAAGCTTTCGCCTGAAGAACGAAAAGAAACAGACGAAAAGAAAAAGCGTGAATCAAGAGAGGGGAAACAATTTGTTGCAAATACGGATCGGGCCCGAAAAGCTCGGCGGGCCGTAGAATTGGCAAGCAGGAGAAAGAAATAAAATGGTTCAACCTAAAAGTAGACTCGGCTACATGTATGGGTTAGGGGTAGAAAAAGACCCTTATGAAAGGACGCTTCCCACTAATGCAGAAAAATTTCAATCAGTTGTTTCAGAAGAAGGAGCCTACTACGCTTACGGTCGATTACCTGGGCGTAATTATCCTGACAAGCGTAAAGCAGGGGATGCGTTAAACTTAGATTTAAGGCGATCTTTGGGAACCCCTAAATACGTTCCTTTACCCTCCGTTGGCAGAGCCGAACTTAGGACCCCTGAACTTCCTGAATAACCATGGGTGCATCAAAATACGATTCTGTATTCAACGCAGAAAAGCTTCGGATGATGGGAGATCAGTTGTCAAACATGTCGCCAAACTCTCAAAGTGATGCGGAACTAAGCACGTACGCTTCGTATTCCCCGGAATCTCCTTCAAAAGCGGCGCGTGATGCAAGATCTCGTTATTTTTCGCAGGGTATTTCTGCCCCTGTTTCTTTCTCATTAGCAAAAGACGAATTTGAGCAATGACTAGCAAAAAATCAATGCCTCCGCAGCTGCTGGAGCACTTTAAGAAAAAACAAGAAGCTCAGGAAGGCAAAGAAGACAAACGCAAGACGGGAGACAAAGATCGTCGCAAAGACGCGGTTAAGAAAGCTCGTATTAGAATGGAAGAACGAAGCAAGCAGAAACGCGATGACCAAAAAGAAAAAGCTGGTAAAGGACGCTCTTAAGCACCCAGAACTTTACGCCGCAGCCGATCTTAAATTTTTTGAGCGGTGGTTAGCGCATAAGAAAGAACAAAAAGCTAAAAAAAACAACTGCGCTACAATAGCTAAATAGAGTTGAAGTAGAACCTTGTCCTCGTCAAGCTCAAATAAAATGCCAGCTATGGTAGACCGTCCGGCAACGACGGCTACCCTGGTGACTGTTACATCTGGTCAAGTATTCTCAACCAGCTTGATACCAACAGCTGTTGGTAATGCAACAAAAGTTTTCGATGTCGATTCCACGTTAACGGATACATCGATTAGCGGCGCTTATATTGATGAAATTTGGCTTCAATATAGTAAAAAAACCAATCAAGTTATTGATGCTGTTTCGCCGACACCTGGAACGTATTCGGCTAACGGCACAAGTGTTGTTGTTACTATCTCTGGGGGCCATAATGCACAGATTGGGCAAAAAGTTGCACTAGATTTTACATCTTATAGCTCTGGTACAACTCCGATTGACCAAGCAGTAACAATAACTGCTGTAACTTCAACTACGTTTACAGGAACAATTCCTTCCGTTGCTGGACCAATTACAGGTAACGTAGATTGTTATTTACCGATTGACTTTTGTTTTTACTTGGTAAACACTGGAACAGTCACTAATATCAACCAATTTTTTCCACTCTTTGTAGCAAGTATTCCAGCTACTTATGAAAATCAAAATTACAGCCTCACTCTTGCTGCTAATATTCCGTTAATTAACCATCCTGTGGTACAAGGAGGAGCTGATACTAGTTTTACGACTGGCCTTGTAGCGCCAAAAAATCGTGGCCTTATGTTACAAAGAGGTCAAGCCCTGTATGCAGCCGCAAGTGGCAGCACAGCGTTAACCAACGGGTTTTATGTGGCTGTACAGGGTGGATATTATTGATACATGGATACTGAAACAAAAAAAGAATTAAGCCAAGGAATACAAAACTGGCGCCTCGCCGTTGATCTAGCCAACACCTGGCGCAAAATGCTAAAAGTACCTACTGTTAATTACCCATATCCAGGGGATCCTAGTACAGGACTGCGTATACGACCTTAATCATGTCTTTTGGAGTTGGTAAATTTAATTTACCATCGAAAAATAGCTTCGGCAAAGATTTATCTAAAGGGTTTACCGGGGATACAAATTTTAATAAAGTTCCAGATTGGGAGTTAGACACGAATGCGTTTAAATTTACTCCTAAAGACAACAGTTTAAAAAGTCGAATCAGGTTTTACGACCATGACTCTTCTTGGATTCGTTGGCGACGTGGATATGAACTTTACACAATTACTCAGAACACTTTAGGATCTTTTGCAAACGAAAGATTTTATAGAGGGGATTATCGGCTTTACTGCGCAGTTCAACAATTTCCAGGAGTATTTGCTTCTGCGCGTTTATTTACATTCCCGTCTGCCAATCAAGAAATAGGTACACAATTAGTTGCAATGCGTGATACAAATGCATTTAACTTTTATAACTATGGAATACCCATTCTCAGTGTTCGTTATTTAGGATCCCCTTCTTCCGGCACGTACTCTCAGTCGGGTACGACGATTACGGTAACCAAACAAGACCATGGATTTCTTATAAATGAGAGTGTTTCTTTAGTTTTTTCAACCGGTGCTGGTGTTGATGAAACTCTGGTTATTACTAGTGTCACGAATAATACATTTACGCTTACAGCCACCAGCCCGATGACAACAAATGGAAACGTAACATTTTATTTGTCTACCACTTTTGATGATTCTCGTTGGATTACAATACGAACAAAATTGCAAAATTTACCAACATCCGCATCCTTTTTGGTTGGTGAGCGTCTTGTAGATCGAATTATTGAACAAGATCCAGGAGTTGTTGGTACTTACACAAGAATTGGTGTGACAGTTTCAGTCACCTGCTCTACAGCACACGGCCTTTCAACTGGAAATGCTGTTAATTTGACAATCAGCAGCGGTGGTATTGCGCCAGGGCGTTACATTATTAACGTTACTAACTCCACTCAATTTACAGTCATCACGGTAGCCAGTGGTGCTGCTACCGGTAGCTTGGTGGTGAGTAGGTTGATTCCTGGGTATAGATATGACGACTACGTTGGTTACACAATGATTGATATTGACACAGCAACTAATGAATTAATTTTTCAACGAAAAGACAGTTATGGTGGTTCTACATTTAACGATAAGTTGATTACAACTGTACCAGCTCATAGGGGATTTTTAAGTAATCGGTTTTTAACTACCGAATTACGGTGGCAGTGTTCTTGTCAAGATTTTACGCGGCGTTCTGGATATGATTTTTATAGTCAAGCAACGAACAAAAGATTCCCGGTTACAGCTATTACTTCTACAAAGCCTGGACAGGTATTAGAAAAAGATAATAGCCTTAGTAATGAGAGAGATTTGCCCGGCAACTTTAGTGATTTAGGGTATACAGCGGTTAACAACTTTTATCAATTGCCTAATTATGAAGACACCTCTTCCACGTCGTATACTAATCTTGAGTATTATCAACTCCGTTGGTGCAAGCATATTTATGCTGCATTGTTTGCATTGGTTCATGATGAAGGTAATGAGCCTTTGGCACTGCTTGCGAAGTATTCTCAGTCCGGACCAAACATTACAGTAGATTTTCCTAATCACAATCTAACTATAAATACAAAAATTGAACTTACTTTTACCAGTGGCAACGCTATTTCTGGTCAATATACAGTTACAAGTGTCCCAAATCCAGATAGCTTTGTGGTTGTTTATCCTTTTAGTGAAACAACCAGTGGTTATTGCACAGTCAGTAATTTAAAAGAACATTCCTACGTTAACGAATGGTTATTAGAGCCAAACGATCGTCCGGTGGGGGATGATCTTGATACTTTTTATCGCAATTTTGATAAAGAAATCAAAAAGATTCAGTTAGCCGCAGAACGATTAGTCTTGATCAGACAGGGTTCAAAGTGGGTTGGTAGCGGGCAAGTTGTTGGATCTTTTAACTTGCCAGAAGAGGTAGCAAACTACAATCCAGAATTGATTACAATGTTGATCACGGATTCGATTCGCAGAGGAATTGATGGTAGCTTGGATCGAGATGGGATTCTGGTAAACAACACAAACAGACTAATCTCTGTTATCAGTAAGTTATTTAATCTCGAACCAACTCAAATATCAGATACAAAAATTGGTCTTCTTGATCAACCGTTATTTAACTACAGCCAGGGGTTTAATTTTATTTTAATCGATGGGGGTACCTACGCAAACGGAGAACCAGTTGAATCAAGCCAAACATTGACTACAATTGATTGTGAAACTTATAGTCCCAGAACAGCCCAGGATACGGAAGTAGATTGTGGCTTTTACATCAACATTTAAATCATGGCAGGACAGGTATTATCTAGGCGATCCAGTATTCTGCACGATCGCCCTTTTCCTATTCGATTGGGAATTGCAGAACTTACCTTAAACAACAATCCTGGCGACCCCGGTCTTTATTTCGCTGACAACACAGCCAGTCCATCTACAGGGCTTATAAAGGTTGGTCCCACGTTCATTGGTTCTACGCCTCCTAACACCCCCGCTGTTGGACACATCTCCTTAAGCAGGGGAGAGACTTGGCTTGATACATCCAGTACATATATCCATAAGATCTTTGATGGCAGCTCATGGCAAACTCCTAATGCTGTGGCATCAATTGGTAACGGTAAACCCGTAAATCCGACAAATGGACAGTTGCACTATGATGAACTTATTCCAGGGCTTTTTATTTACAAATCAGCCACTACAAGCTGGATTGCGATTTAACTACGGCTATTTGTATTTAAGATGTGGTCTAAAATCCGATCAAGTTTGTTATGAACTGCTTGAATTTCACGAAGAAAGTCTTCTTTTAAAACGTAATCGTGTATGACACGGTCTTGAAAATTGTCTAGGTCTTGCTCAAGTGCTTCAAACCTGCGTTCAATTTTTTTATTAAAATTAGATAGTGCCTTGGTAAGGCCAGCAAATGCACCTGCTGCACCCGAAAGGATGGCTAAAATTAATTCGGGTGTCATCCCACCAGTCTTTTTTACTAGTCTAATGGGTTTAACGATTTAGAATACAATTAAGATAAGAACGAAAATGAGTACCGGTTACGAACCAAATATTGAAGGTGCTATTGCAGTTCTTGTTGATTTGATGCAAGGAAATGGATTCACAATGGCACGAGAACCGTATGCCCCTAATTATCGTGGATTAGTAGATGCCCTGATTGATTTAAAAGACGGGTTTCCTACTTTTGTTCCATTTCGTATTGGATTTGACGCAGAAGTTTTTGAAAATGTCTCTCAGGGGGAAGCTTTATACCTAAGGGCGACCGATGGTCTTGCTGGTAGAGCCATTGCGAGCGGTACATTAGATCAGGCTTACGTCGTAGGATTTGCTGACACAACGAAAAGCACTGGCCAAATTGTAAAAATTTTAGTTACAGGCGTTGAGGCAATTTCTGGTTTAGATGCTGGCGATCATTACTTTTTATCTGCCGCGTCTGCTGGCGCCATCACTACTACTGTTCCAAATACTCCAGGTCAGTATGTCGTTAGAGTTGGGGAAGCTGTATCAACCAGTGAATTTTCCATCCAATTAGAACCACCCGTACTTCTTAGTTAATATGGCTACGAAAAAAGCAATTGTACTGGTTGGTGGACTCTTTCAAGAGTTAAATACCCCTACAGACAAACTAGATTTTGCTGGAAACACGACAACTGATCTTGCTGAAGGCGCAAATCTATATTACACAGACACCAGAGCACGACAGTCTATCTCTGTCACTGATTCTGGCGGTGACGGATCGTTAAGTTACAATAATTCGAACGGCGTAATTACGTATACCGGCCCATCTGCCACAGAAGTTCGGGCACACTTTAGTGCAGGGAACAGCGGTTCTGGTTTTGGTAGTCTGTCGTACGACAACAGCACAGGTGTATTTACATTTAGTGTTGTAACTGCTTCTAATATTCGGCAACAAATCTCAGTTACAGATACTGGGGGCGATGGATCATTATCGTACGACAATAGTACTGGAGTAATTACTTATACTGGTCCTAGTGCTGCTGATGTACGAGCTCACTTCAGTGTTGCAACTGGCTCTGGTCTTACGTACAACAGTACTACCGGCGAGTTTGGAACTAGCGCCATTCCAAACGCTCAATTAGCAAATAGCAGCGTCACCGTTGGCAGTACTTCTATTTCATTAGGTGCCACAGCAACAACACTTGATGGCTTAACTGCGGTAACAAGTTCTGCAATTAACGTCGGTACTGTTGGGACTGCAAACTCCATCATTCTTGACAGCTCTGGCATCACGTTTGAGGGGAGCGGTGTTGATACTTTTGAAACAACACTTTCTGTTGTAAATCCAACTGCTGATCGAGCAATTGTGTTCCCAGATGCAGCTGGTACGGTTGCGCTACTGACCAGTCTATCCGTAGCTGCAGGTTCTGGTCTTACGTACAACAGTACTACCGGCGAGTTCGGTACAAGTAACATTCCAAATAGCCAACTTCAAAATAGTTCAGTAACCATCGGCTCAACTGCAGTTGCACTGGGCAGTACTGTTACCACAATTGCTGGGCTTTTATCTCTTACTTCTTCTGCTCTTATCACGGATGATAATGGGTTTCGAGTTCGAGACAATTCAGACGCAACAAAACAGTTGGCATTTGAATGCTCTGGTATCTCAACCTCAACAACTCGTACAATGACGGTACCAGATGAAAATGGTACAATTTCCACTCAAGATTTTGCAACGGCAATTGCAATTGCATTAGGATAGAATTATGGCAACGCAAGTACAATTCCGGCGCGGAACTTCAGCGGAAACAGCGACTTTTACAGGTGCTGTAGGAGAAGTTACTGTTGATCTTACAAAGCATACTTGTGTTGTTCATGATGCTTTGCAAGTTGGTGGATATCCCCTTCTTCTTGAAAATGGAACAAATAGCGCATTTTCATTAGGATCTTTAAGTAGCTGTGCTTTAAAATTTGCCGGAGATCCAAACACAGGTATCATTAGCCCTGGCGCCGATCAAATTGCACTTGTGACAGGAGGTGTTGCTAGGCTTACAATAGATTCATCTGGATCGGTTACCATCCCTGGCAACGTTTCCATCACTGGTGGTTTAACTGTGACAGGGGCCTTTAATTCCACTGAAAACCTTGCACTTATTGTTGCCCTAAGCTGATATGGCCAATACTTTTAAAATCGAAACCAAATCTAGCTTGGTTACCGATGCAGTCAGCAACACAACAACTAATGTTTTAAGTGCAGGTGCGACTGCAACAATTATTGTCTTAAGTGTTCTTGTTTCGAATAAGACCGGTACAAGTGCTAATGTTGATGTATATTTAGTCACTAATACCGGTGATGATGTTTATTTGATTCGGAATGCTCCAGTCCCTGCTGGATCTTCTCTTGAACTTATCAGCGGTAACAAGGTCATTATGGAGTCCAGTGATGTTTTACGGGCACGTAGTGATACTTCTACTGCATTAGATGTTGCCGTCAGCTACCTTGAGCAGACCCCCTAATTATGGGCCTAACCGGCAATCAAACTGCAACTGAATTTTTGTCTGCTTTAAATTCATTTAAAGCAGAAGTTGCGCAAAAACTTGAAAAAATTAACAATAAACTTGAAATTTTGGAATGTCGAATTTTTGAAGAAGCTGTTTTAAATTTACAAGATAATGATTGGGAGTCAATTCGTTTAAAAAGAAACTATTTGTTAAAATCGACAGACTGGGTAATGACCCCTGGATCAACAATCAACCCAGCAGCGTGGGCAGAATATCGTCAGTTCTTAAGAGACTTACCGCAAAGGTACGAGGGAATTGAACCTTCCGAGATCGTATGGCCGCTAAAACCAGCTCTTGATGGGCCAAACACAAGTCAGTTAGAATAATTCAATAGAGATTACAAGCTAAAACGGTGCCGTATTTAGGAAACGATCTACAGGTTGCGCAGCCTTCGTATCGCAACATTGATGATATCAGCGGTTCTTTTAATAGTTCAACGACATCTTTTCCTTTATTGGTAAGTGGTAGCGCTCCAGTTCCATTTCCAATCAATTCTAACCAATGTTTAATTTCTGTTGCTGGTGTCGTTCAACGGCCCGATGACAGCGGTACCGAAGGATTTCGGATCAGTGGGGGAAATATTATCTTCAGCTCAGCTCCGAATACAGGGGCGGACTTTTTCGGTGTCATTCTAGCTGGCGCTGATTACGTTAATGTCGGCGCTAATTTTCCAAGTGGTTCAGCTGCAGTTCCAAGTATTACGTTTGATTCGGATTTAGATACTGGCATTTACAATTCAGCTGCTAATCAGGTTTCTATTACAACGGCTGGAACTGAAAGGTTACGTATTGATTCTGCTGGTCAAATTGAAGCTGTTTCTCTTGGTACGGCTGGAGCTCCTAGCTTTAGTTTTGCGACTGATCCGAACACCGGAATTTATTCCCCCGGCGCTGACCAAGTAGCGGTAGCAACTAATGGGACTGGGAGGTTGTTTATCAGCGCTGATGGCGTAGCTACTGGCGGCGCAGCTCAATCTGGCTACGGAGGATTGCAAGTAAGGAATGGCTTTATCTATGTCAATGAAGACGGAGCCAATACTGTACAGATGTATTTGCGCACTGTTTCAAATGAGGCTGCGATTCAGGTTGCAACTAATCATCCATTCAAGATTCAGACAAACAATCAAGAACACCTGCGCATCACCTCCGCTGGCCTCGTAGGCATAGGGACTAGTTCGCCT